GAGCAAAACGAATATCTTCAGACGCTAAAGTAGCTTTACCAGTTAAATCTTTTTCGTATCCTAAGAATGCTTTTGGAACGCGTAATGCAGCAAATAATTTATCACGTAAGTAAGATACGTCTTCGATTGCTGTGTATTCTAATCCTTTTAATGTATCGATACGAGTTGTTGTATCGTTTCCTCTAATCGGTAGATAAAAATCTTCCGTTAGATTCATCATATTATACTTTAAGTTGTAATCGCCTGTTTGTGGATCAATATATGGAGTCTTCTTGATCTTTTGCTTCATTTTCTCCATAAATCCATCTACCTCGTTTGGAGCAATATTTCCAACGTTAGTATAGAATAAACGCTTTTCAGGCGCTCTCATGATACGGTGAATTAACATCGCATCTTCCATTAGATTTAATTGCTTAAATATTTTGCGGCCTGGTTCCAGATATGAACGACCATAAGGTAAATATGATGGATCCGAAATTAATCTAAAGTGAGCTATTTCATAGTTTTCAAAATAATCATCTCTATTTGTATTTGTAGCGTATCCATATGATTGGTTCATATTAATTTTGAACCTTACATATGATGGATTATTTGGATTAGATCCTTCCTCACGTTGAACATCATATACAGAGAATGGGAGTGCATTATATACACCAAATTTTTCTGCAATGTCTAAATGTAGGTAAAAATCACCATATTTACACATTGTTCTAACCCACGCCCATAGATTAAATTCTACGTTTAAAACTTCATAAAATAAATTATAAAGTACACGTTGTGTTTTATCGTTTGGAGATTTAATATGTAGTACTTCACCCTGCTCGTTTTTTAGAGTAGCCTCATCAGCTATAATATCTAACGCTGAGGCAATGATAGCATCTGTATCCATTGCTTCGTAGTCCGTGTAGAGTGAAGTACGTAATGTCTGATAATTCATTAATGGAGTATATGCTAGTTTTGAATTACCAGCATGGATTCTATTGAATCTATCTATTAATGAGTTTGTTTGAATGTTACCGTATGTTTGTAAACGATCAACATCAATTGTGCGTAACTGATTACCACCTACATTTCTGATGATTACATCAGTGGAAAATAATCTTCTTAATCGCCCAAAAAGCGAAGTATCTATTGCCATATTATTTTGTGCTACTCAATATGTAGTATATGTTATAAATATCGAATATAATGAGGAACACTACATCAGCCAATTTAGATCGTAAGTATTTCCATGCCCATCTTTCATTTGCCATGGATTTTGTTCCATATATGTTCCTGAGCTAATACCTGATGATGCGACATTAATATTATTTAATGTTGCTCTAGTCATATCTATACCATTTTGGTGGTAAACTAATGCTGTATCTCTAACATATAAACCAAAAGATAATGCCATTACCAAGTCATCATTATACCCAGATTGTGATTGTGCCTTACCATGATGCCAAATAAATGTTCTTAATTCCTCTAACGTACGTTTAGATCTGAATATGAATTCTTTACTACGTAATGAAGATTCTAATTTAGAAATAAATAATGGACGTGTTGTAGATTTATTTGTTATACCTGGGATTGTTTGGTCATTTTCCATTTTATATACAAAATTATCAATCGACATATCACCACCTTTAGGTGAATGATATAAATTTGTATACCCACGTTCAGTGATTGAATTAATAACATCCCACCCAATATTTGCGTTCTCAACTACTAACAGTGCTGAATTATATTCAGTAGCTGCTGTTATTAAATTATTTGCAAATTCCCGAGTACTAATTTTAGATTTAAATTCAGCTACTTGTCTATGAGATTTAGTTGCTATAACATGAAATGTTGAATAATCACTTCCATCACCACGAGCAACGTCGGCACTTACTACATATGTTTCTGTTGGATCGGGATATTCCCATATCCAATAATCTCCGGCCATACCACGTCTTTCAACGGGGTCTATTATATAATTTTTCTCATAATATTCTAAAATATCGTTTGTTACAACGTTATTACCAGAAGCTAAAAAGTCACATTCATATTCTTGGGCGATTTCTTGAGCACCCATATTGGCCTGTTCATTTTCAAACCATTGATTATCGCGTTCAGGATGTACATCCCAAGGTAATTTAATTGGTAGAAATGAGTTTTCTGAATTTAAAGCGCCTACCCATGTTTTGTGAAACCAATTACCTACCCCATTTGGTGAAGATAATGCTACACACCTACCACCAGCTGAAATTGTAGGTTTAATTGATGTATAGATCCGATCAATACCATCAATAAAGGCGGCCTCATCAATTAATAGTAATGATACGGCATATGATCGACCAGCATCGGAAGCAGCAGATGATGCTACAATCTGGGATCCATTAGATAATTTTAATGATAGTTTATTATTTGAATCGGGTTTTTCTTTACCTCTAAGCCAAGCTGGTAATTGTTGGTACATAAATTGTACCTTATCTACCATGTTTACAGCTGTTGATTGCTTAGTGGCAATACATAATACTGTTTTATCTTTATGGAATAACATTGTCCATAATGAAAAACCAGCAGCTAATGTTGATATACCTAATTGACGTGATTTATTAATGATTGTATAATCATTTTTTAACCACAATTTCAATACTTGTTCTTGAAATGGATATAAGTTAAAATTTACACGTCCCCTAGTTGGATGTTGTACCATACAGTACTTACGCATAAAGTGGATAGGATCAGTTAGACATTTAACGTATTCTGATCTAATTACATCCTTTATATTTGTTTCACTCATAATATAATTTTGTATATAAATATATAAGAAGAGAAAAGTCCGCTAAAAGCGGACCATTCTACATTAAACAAACATTATTATGAAAAATTTTATACTTCTTCGTCGTCTTCAGCGCCAACAACGGCAGCTGCATCTCTAGTTTCTTTATCAGAAATTTTAGGTATACCGTATTTCTTTTTAGTAATACGGAATTTTTTAGCTAATCCTAAAGTAACTGGATCTTGTGTTTGGATCATTCCATCAGCATATTGTTGAGAAATTTCTTGTCCTAACTCATCATCATTATCTACCATTTTCTGCATTTTATCAACATATTGTTGTTTTGCATCCGCACTATCGGCTTTACGATATGATTCACGAGCACGTTTGTAATCTAATGTTTTAGCAGCTAATGCAGCCCGATCAGCAGGAAGCATATAGTCTGGATTAGATTGAGTAGCAGCTGTATATTCAATATCACGACCGAATTTTGAACCACGATCTTGAGACGGTGTAACTACACCAGTTGCTTTTTCAAATCCAGTTGATACATCTTTTTGTGAAGCGCTAAATGGCAATTCATCATATGATATTTTCTTCTTACCAATTGCACCAATTACTAATGGGCGGATGAAAGATTGTTGTGATGCATACTGGCGATCAGGATTAGCTTCATTATGAAACTTTAAAATATCAGTTGCTGTTAATGATTCGCCTTTATCTTTTAATACTTTAACTATATCAACTAAACTTCTAAATTCTGATTTAGATAATTTACCTTGTACACTTTCTAATTCACCACGGAAATCTGATTTCAATGAATATTTTACTTCAGCGGCACGAGCCATTTCAGCTACTGTTACTGGTTTGCCTGATCTTTTAGCTTGGTTGATTGCTGTTGTAACAGTATTGATATCAGCACCTTCGCCTTTTGCTATTGTTGCCGCATCGCTACTAGGTGTATTTTTATCTACAATTGCAGCTTCGCCCATGATTTCCTCACGAACGATTTTGTTGATTATTTCTTTTAATTTGTTTTCCATTATATATTTTATAGGAGTGTTCTGTTATAAATATGATTATTTTTTTAATTCATTTAATATAGTAGCAATTCTTTCCTCTGTACTACCTTTAATTTCAACTGTGCGTTTTGGTTTGTATATGTTTAAAAACCATTTAATAGATTTATCTATCCTATCCCGATATTCAGGATTAGTTTCTCTAACACCATTATTTTCTATATCTACACCCTCGGGCGATACATAAAAAATAATATCGTATTGCTTAGCCAACAACATAGCCGCATCAAATAATACCTCTTTTTCATTAGATTTAATCGACTTAGCCTCTTTAGTAAATGCACAAACATCATATACGGTTCTATCAGTTAATAGATTATCATTAAATAATTCACTCGCACGCTCAGCAATAAAAACTAACTGACCCATAACACTAGAGTCAGTATTTAATGGGATACCTAAATCGCTTAGATATTTAGAACGTTCAACACACCCAGTATAATCTTTAAACTCATCTAATTCTAATAATGCTTTAACTAATGTAGTTTTACCTACAGACATTGTACCTGCTAAACCTATTTTCATCGTGCTAAACCTAATGTTAATGCTTTATTGTGACTAACTTCCTTACCGTTCTTTGGATTAATGTATGTTCTGTGTTTTACAGGAATCCAATGATTATCTCTATGAGTATAATCAAGAATATGATTATATCCCTTAGGATAAAAACATTCTACCGATATAGGTCCGTGTGGATTTTTGTCTAGGTCGTATGTCCATACATCTTTCGTACCATCTGCATGATTAAATTCACGAGTATATTTACGTTTTTGTGGTTGGATCACACCTTCAGTAATTAACGTTTCACGATTTTTGGGTCTACCCCGTCTTTCTGTTTTCATAATATTAATGTTTGTTTAATATAAATATAATTAAGAAACAAATATTTTATTCTACTCCTGTTATTTGCTCTAATATATCTCTTTGAATTAGTTTTTCAGCAACATAAATACCGTGTGCCCCTGATACTGTAATTCCACGAGCTGATAATGCATCACCTACAAAATGTACATTAGGGTAGTCGTTTAATGATAAATCGTGGTAATTAACTAACGGTTCAGGTGATAAGTACTTAACTTCAGGAATATACATTCCCCAATCATCTCCAAAATCAAATATTTTATTCATATCTTGGATAAAATCCCAAACATATTTAAAATATCCATCAAGTGCGGGTTCAACCTGATGAGCAAGTGCATCTAAACTAATTGGTACAGCTGATACTGTTGCACCTTCAGATGTAGTAGATGGTGTTCTAGATGGTGAATAGTATAATCCTGTAGTTCTAAAATCAATAGCATCATTAGTATTAGTTAATCCAGCTTGTAATTGTTTAACTACATCACGTGACCATTTAAATGGATCTTCGATACCCTTAATTTCCATTAGGATACCAAAGTTAGTCATATCGTTCCGGAATTGTTCCCCCTTTTTGGCATGACCATTGTAAGTAACATCACCATAAGTTTCCTCAACGGCCACATAAGCAGCGTTATTGTTAGTGCAGAAACTACGAAGAGATACGTTATCGAATTTCTGATAAAGTTTGAAATCATAGCTGATATCGATTAGTTTTTGAAAATATTTTTGTGGTGCTTCAAATCGAACACCAATTTGTACTGATTTAGGTTCATTAGGTAATTGGTAATCGTCTGCTAATTTTTGAGCAAAGTCAATACCTGATTTACCTACTGCAAATATTAATTCATCATATCCTATTACAATATCATGCTCATCAGCTCTTATAATTTGTGTTTCAAAATCAATATGAGTAATTTCAGTATTCCAAATAAAATGAACACCTGTATCAAT